GGTCTATTGTTTCTATCGGTGTTATCTATCGTAGTGTTGTTAGACCTCTTTTTCGGTGGGGACAACGACTAGATAACGCAATCACCACTGTTGAAATGAACATGAAAAACAATGGCGGTTCTTCTTTGCGTGATGCTGTTGACCGTATCGAGAATCGTTTAACTATAGTTGAAGACCACGTAACTAGACCCCGATAATCTGATACTGTCGTGAGTCCTATGACAAGCGAAACCATCGAAACACTCCTGTATTTTCTATCTAAAATCCATGTTCCTATCACGCAACAGGATCAATTCTTCCGTGCTGTACAACAGTTAGAAGCCTTGCAACACAAGCAAAACAAGGCAGCTTAATCTTCAACTAAGATTGAAACATGACCAACTTTCGTAACCTATTCATGTGTCCTAGTTGTGGACAAATTTGGCTGTCGCAAACAGGTCGTTACTGTGTTGAATGTCGCACCGAGGGGGAACCACTTGACGAACCTACAGACGATTGAGCTAGACCCACCTGCGTATCCAATGGCTCTTATCTATTGGGCTGATGCGTGTGGTGGTGACGCTGGCTGGCTAACACTTGATGAAGTAGAAGACGATGGCGAAGTCCTGGTGCAATCAGTAGGGTTCCTTGTGCCTGTTGGTGATCCTGGCTCTAAAGAAAACCACATAACACTGCTACAAAGTATTCACGATGGTGAAGGTATCAACTTGTTTTATATCCCCGTAGCTATGGTCAGAAAGATACTTTTACTTTCTTCTTGACTTTGACACACCCCTCCTGTACGGTGCAACGTAACAACTGTTACACAGAGAAGGGGAAGTTAAATGACTTTCAATCGTTACCGTATCCACAAAGAACCACATGGTTCACAAGCATGGCTAGATCAACGTTACATGGATGCCCAAGGCAACCGACGCATCTCAGCCTCAGCCGCAGCAGCTATCTATGGTCTGCATCCTTTCGTAAAGAAAGACCACTACGCAGCTGAACAACTATCAGGCGTGGCACCTAGCCCCATCACCCCCAATGCGGCAATGGAGACAGGCAACCGCCTCGAAGACACCATCATCTCGTGGGCTGGCGACAGGATCGGTGTTGAATTTGAAACACCAAAGGAACTGTTCTGTTACGACACAGACAACGGATGCCATCTCATCTCCACCCTTGACGGATGGAACGAAGAGACACGCCACATCCTCGAAGTCAAGACCACAAGCCGTGAGTATTCAGGTACTCTGCCTGACTATTGGCGTATCCAGGGCATCACTCAATACATTTGTGCTGATGCTAAACGTGTCACGTGGGCAATCTTCGACAACACCTTGCGCCTCACATTGGTGGAGCAGGTCATCACTGAAGAAGAAGTAGCTGAACATATCGAAGCCGTGACCGAGTGGTTGAACAGTGTTGAACTGGGCATGACACCATCAGGTGTTAAGTGGTCATATGAAACTATCCAGACCAGGTATCAACGTCCTGTGTCCCGCACCGTCGAGCTACCTAGCGATAGTGGTGACTTGATCCAACGGTTGCGTCATGTTCGTAATGAACTTGCGTCGTATAAGCAATTAGAAGATGAATTAAAAGCAGAGTTTTGCGAGTTGTTGGGTGAAGCCGACACCGCTATATTGAATGGTGTCACGGTTGCTACGTGGAAGGGACAGAAGCGGGAATCATTTGACTCCAAAGCACTACGTCTTGCCCACCCTGACCTTGCTAAGCAATACATCAAAGAAGTACAAACACGTACCTTCCTTTTGAAAGGGGAAAAATAATGGAAAAGAAAACAATCGGGCTTGATGAAGTCCTCACTAAATACGGGGTTCCAGATCCCAAGATTGTCGGGAAGCTACCTAAAGGCGGTGCGCAGTTGTCCTTCGTGGGGCATGCCGACGTAACAAAAATGCTTCTCGAAGTGGATAGCGCATGGACATGGGAGCCAACAGCGTTCGATGCTGACGGTCTGCCTGCCTACCGTGTAGAAAACGGCATGGCACATATGGCTGGATGGATGACAGTGCATGGTGTACGCCGTCTTGGTATTGGTTCATGCCTACCGAACAAGCCCGATCTCCTAAAGGAACTCGTGTCCGATCTAATTAGGAACTGCGGAATGAGGTATGGATTTTGTCTCAGTTTATGGACTAAGCAGGAATGGGAAGATGTCGACCACGCACCTTCGAGCGTTGCCGCAACACGTCCCACAGTTGCCCCCAGTGCCCCTCAGGAGGCTCCTAAGCAGTCCAAACCCAAGACCCTAACTCCACTGTCCCAACCACAAATTGACCAGTTCACAGCCGCCTGTGAAACCAAAGGCATAGACCCCAAAGTAGTAGCCGCCAACGCTGGCATCCCCGACGGCAACCCCTGGATGGAATCACACCTACCAGCACTACGGTCAGCGTTCAAAGAACTTGTTTCATTTCAGGAAGGCAAGTGATGGCTAACAAAAGAACCGTCGACCCAACCGCATCCGAAGCATCAGTAAGAGTTATCGGCATCCGAGTAACAGACACCCAGCTAAAACAAATAGCAAAACTTTGTGAAGAACGAGGGGTTAAACGATCCCAACTTCTTCGTGACCTGGTAAGGCAAGCAGTAGCAGCATGAACGCCAAAGAAATAACTGAACATGGGGCATCCATGTATCGCAGGAGGGGGTGCCGATGCGAAGTTTGTCGTGTCGGTATGTCCTCTACCCGTAAGAAGTATCGCCCTATCAGTGCAGCTGGTCTTGTTCGTCTTGATGCTGCACCACTGGTGGACTTTCTCACTAACGCAGAACAGCTACATAATGTCCCAGGTAAAACCGTTGCCCGTTGGAAACAAACTGGGTTGAGCGTATATACAGCAGACAAGTGGTGTTTATATTTTGGTCTTCACCCTGTTGAAATCTTTGGACATAAGTTCTATGAAGGATGTTTCGACAGTGAGCGATGAAATGGATAGCGGGATGTGGCAAGAAGCTGTGTCTTCTCTTGTTAAAGAGAACAATCGCTTAACAGAAAAGCTGATGTTGCTCGAAGATACTAACGCCATGTTGTCTTCAGAGTGTCGCCGTCTTAGTGACGAACTGGCACGGCGCAATGTCTAAAGCAAAACAAAAAGGAACGGCAGCTGAAACTGCTGTAGTCACATGGCTTAAAGGTGAAGGCTGGATCTACACAGAGCGTCGTGCGTTGTCAGGGAATCTTGACAAGGGCGACATCAACATGGGTGCGCCAGTCGTTATAGAAGTAAAAGACCACAAGACAATTACGTTGTCTGAATGGATGAAAGAATTGAAGGTTGAGATGGCTAACGCCGAAGTAACTATGGGTGCTGTTATCGCAAAAAAAAGAGGGACGATGGATGTCGGAGACTGGTATGCAGTCATGCCTGCCCGTGTCTTCGCAGCTTTATTGAAGGAAGCAGGCTACTGATGAGTGAATACATACACCAAGACGATGCGTACGAATGGCTCCAAGAAAAAGGTATCCAGTTCGCAGAGCAAGACTTCGCCAAAGTACAAGCCGAGCGTGACCAATGGAAGCGAACAGCTTTAGTGTTGGCTCGTGAACTAGGTAACAGTGGTATAGCCCACATGGAATATGACCGTCAAGAAGGTGTACCTAATGCTTGATTTTTTTGTAATCGTAATCATGGTCACAGCAGTATTCACCTGCGGTGTATTACTTGGCGAGCGTTACCGTGACTGGTAACAAACCGAATGACGGATCACGCTGGTCATACCAACTAACCGTTGCCGAAGAAGCCATCTGCGCCAGAGTTGGGTGGTTACGCCAAGAACCAATGCTCGGACAACCACAACGCAACATGAACTACTCCGAAGGTGACGTATGGGAATCTTTACAACACATGATCTGTGCAGGAAGTGAACTAGCTTTTGCCCGCATGATGGGCATGAACGAATTCGAACCTCACGTCAATAAGTTCAAGAGTGCATTAGATATACCAGGCTACGGAGAAGTTCGCTATGCGTTCCCACGTGGGTTCCCTGCAACTTATGGTCAAATCA